GGAACGGAATACAAGGCAAGCGAGATAGGGAAAGGCTATACGCTTGCCCACATCGAGAAGACACAGAAAAAGTTGAAAACCATCAAAAAACAACACAGCAACGTTTCTTTATGAAAGAAACTATTGTGAAAAGAAATGTTAAAAACTTGTTGAATTGTTGAAACGCTCTGTTATACTAAAGTTTAACAATATGGAGAAGTTGAAAACTATGTGGAAAGTGTTGAAAAACTAGATAAAGCAGGGTGAACAGTGACGACAAAGTTTGACGGCGCGCGCCGATATTTGAATTGGAGCGCCTGAGGGCGGGAGTTAAAAAAGCGCGCCTATCCTAGGAAAAGTTTTCTGGAAATTTTAAAAAAAGACTTAGCAAAAACCGGAAAATATGATAAAATATAATAACAGAAAGGAAGGTGCTCAAAATGACGCACAGCTACGAAGTTAGAAGAGGTAGCACTATACTTCACTGAAAAGGAGCAAAACCATGAAACACGTTAACTTCATCAACAGAGACTTTGGAAAGGTGAGCGAACACTTTGAAGCGAAAGAATTTGCATGTAAAGACGGAAGTTTTGAATTGCTCCTATGCACAGAGCTACTTGAAACACTGGAGAAGATTAGAAATCATTTCAATGCACCTTGTAAGATTAACAGCGGATATAGAACACCAAGCTACAACGAAAAAGTCAACGGAGCAGGAAACAGTTTCCATTGTAAAGGAATGGCCGCCGATATCGTAGTGAAAGGACACAGCTCAAAAGAAATCGCAAAATATGCGGATAGCATACTTGACAAAGGAGGAATCATCCGATATACTAATTTCGTACACATTGACGTGCGCGAAAGTAAATATAGAAAGGAGATAACATAATGGCATTGATTTCCGTTAAGGACGTCAAACAGGCAATCCGTGTGATGATGCAGATTCTTGAGAAGCTCGATGAGATTTATCATGCTCTGCATGACGAAATCAAGAAGGAGGACTAACCAACATGAGCCTGAACAAGTCGTGGAACGTAAGGGACCAGACCGAAGAGGAACTAAGAAAGCTCCTTGAAAAGAAATACAAGGAAATCAACACAAACTATAAGCTCTTACATAAGATAGCCGACATAGAAACGGCAAAGAAGATGCTGGACGAGATTTGGCACTTAAAGAGCTTTGCAAACACAATCGAACTTGAACTTATCAGAAGGGGAATTTACAATGGCATATCGTAAGAAAATGAACGCGCGAAAAGATAAGCGAATGTTCAACGTGACCGCACGAAAAACCAAAAGCATCAACCTGAGCCAGAAGCCCATGCGCGGTGGCATCCGGCTGTAAAAGAAAGGAGAAAACAATGATTCATTCCTACTACGGCATCTGGGACAACGTGGCGAAATGCTATGCATGGGTCGGCGAAAGCAAAAACAACGCAACCTTTGCACGCATGTGCAACGTGATGGCAAAGGACGAAAAAACCTTCATTGGCCAGAGTCCGCAGGATTACACCGGCTTTAAGCTAGCAGATTTCGAGGACGAACTGGGCACCTTCCAGAACGACACGGAAAAGGTATGGGAGGGCAAGCCGCATGAATAAACGATATGAAGAGGGGCGCAAGCCCCTCTTTTCTGAACCGGGCAAAACCGAGAGAAAACAGTACGTCTGGGCAAAGGACAAAGACGGCAAGGAGTACTTGCAGGAGACCGAAAGCATCGACGTACAGGCGGAAATTGAAAGCTATGCTGATGAATGCGATATTAAAAGCATCGTGCGAAAAGCATCTTTCGACCCGGAATTCATGAGAAGTCTGTCACAGGGTGCACTATCCAAGGAAGAAGCACCTATCACGGATATTACCGGATGGCCGCAGAACGTACACGAATACCACCAGATGATGGCAACGGCCCAGGTAAACGCCATGAAGCTGAAAGAGCTAAAGGAAGCTCAGGAAAACGCACCGGAAAAGGTGCAGAAGGAGGAAGCAAATGAACAGAAATAACGAACGGCATTTCCTTCAGATTCCGGAAATGCACGCAAGCCGAACGCGATTCAACAGAGACCAAACTATTTTGACCACGTTTGATGCAGGAAAGCTCATCCCATTTTTCATAGATGAAGTCCTGCCGGGTGATACTTTCCAAGTAGACACAACGGCGATTATCCGAATGACCACACCGAAATACCCGGTGATGGATGACGCATTCATCGACTTTTACTATTTCTACACACCGGACCGGATTCTGTGGGACAACTTCAAACACTTCATGGGTGAGGTGGAAGAAACGCCATGGATGCCAACAAAGGCATATGCAGTGCCGCAAATCAAAATCAACGGCACGAACGAAAAACCTGCACCGGATGAAAGGTCCATTCTGGACTATATGGGTGTGCCGACGAAAATTAAAAAGCCTTTTACCATCAACGCGCTGCCTATCCGGGCATATGTCAAAATCTGGAACGAATTTTTTAGAGACGAAAACGTGGACAACGCAGCCGTTTTAAAAAGCGATGACGCAGACGTGACATACAACTTCACGGCAGAAGCCTCCGAAACAATGGAAACCGACCTGCAAAACGCAGTACTGGGCGGAAATCTGCTGCCGGTAAATAAGTTCCACGACTACTTCACAAGCTGCCTACCGTACCCACAGCGTGGGCCGGAAATTACGCTGCCAATGCAGGGTAACGCAAAAATTGAAGCATACAAAGATGATAACCTAAACGAAAAAATCGAATTATCAGGACAAAGAAGTTTACGATGGAAAACAACGGACCCGGATGCACCGCTAACGACCTATGCAGGCGGATGGGGAAAAAATGGAACAAGCTTTGATGCAGACGTGGCAAACAGCGGGTCACCAACTGTAAGAACCTATTGGATGGGGGCGGACTTAAGTACTGTAACGGCCGCAACAATTAACGACCTACGAGAAGCAATTGCAGTACAGCAGTACTACGAAGCACTGGCCAGAGGCGGCAGCCGGTACCGTGAGCAGGTGCGCGCACTGTGGGATGTGACTATCAGCGACAAAACAGTACAGATTCCGGAATATCTGGGCGGTGGCAGATACCAGGTCAACGTTAACCAAATTATCCAGACCAGCGGCCAGCAGACCGAAAACGACACGCCTATTGGTGAAACGGGTGCAGTGTCAGTAACACCTATCAGAGAAAGCTCATTCACCAAGAGCTTTGAAGAGCATGGCTTTGTAATCGGTGTTGCCTGTGTACGACACAACCGAAGCTACCAGCAGGGCCTTGAACGTTTCTGGAGCCGACGCGACAGACTGGACTACTACGTACCGCAGTTTGCAAACCTTGGCGAACAGCCGGTCAAAAAAAAGGAAATCATGCTCACCGGAAACGCAACGGATGAAGAAACCTTTGGCTATCAGGAAGCCTGGGCAGACTACCGGATGAAGCCGAACCGCGTGTCCGGCCTGATGAGAAGCAACGCAAGCGGTACGTTAGACTTCTGGCATTACGCAGATGTCTACAGTACCGTGCCGACGCTAAGCCAAGAATGGATGGCAGAAGGCAAAGCCGAAATTGCACGAACGCTAATTGTACAGAGCGAACCGCAGTTCTTTGGTGCCGTGCGTGTCGCAAATAAGACCACAAGACGGATGCCGCTGTACAGCGTGCCCGGCCTGTACAAGCTGTAAGAAAGGAGGAAGCCCGGAGAAATCCGGGCTATTTTAAAATGGATCCATTAACCATTATGTCAATGGTTGGCGCAGGCGCTAATGCAATAGGAAGCATTGCAGGAGCAGCAAAAAACCTTGGAAGCATGTTTGGTGGTTGGGGCCAAACGGGAAACAGCCAGAGCCAAGGCGGCAGTGTAAGCCAAGGCGGAGGCCATTCCGAAAGCGAAAGCCAATCAGGAACAAACGTTGAACAGGTGCAAAAGTGGCTGGAAGGTGCATACCAATACCAAGCAGGAGAAGCACAGAGACAAAGCCAATTTAACACCGGCTCCATGCTTAAACAAATGGGCTACAATACCTTGAGCGCAATCGCACAGGGTATCTATAACCACATCGAAAACACGGCAGCAATGAATTTCAACAGCACCGAAGCCATGAAAAACAGAGAATGGCAAGAAAGAATGTCCTCCACGGCATATCAGAGAACCGTAGAGGACATGAAAAAAGCAGGGCTAAATCCAATACTCGCATTCGCAAACGGCGGCGCAAGCACACCGGGAGGAAGTGCGGCAACAATAAGCGGCGCAAGTATAGGACTTGCAAGCAGCAGTGCGCTAGGCGTAAGCAGAAGTGGAGGATTTGTACCAAACGCATACAGCAGCAGCAGCTGGAGCAAATCAGACTGGTACAACGCTGCGCAAAGTTGGCAGGAAATGCTAAGTCAAACGCACCTAACACCCTATGGAATGACAAAAGCGCTGACAGAAATTGGAAAAGGCACCGACAAGGTAACCGAAGAAGCAATTGAAAAGGCAGCACCAAAACAGGGAAGAAAGCAAGAATTCACAAAGCCGCAAAACAAAACGGGAGATTATGGAGAAAAAAGAAAGCCAGGGGATTATTTAAAGTGAGCTGTTACAAGCCGTTAATACGGATATACAGCCCGGAAGATAGAGAAATAAGCGGGCGGGTGATGTCACTTGCCCGCTTTTCTGAGTTAGCCGGGAAACAAATGAAATATGAAGATTTGATGTATAATCCAAAAGTAATGCTGATACCATGCGGAAAGTGCATCGGATGCAGAATCCGACAACGAGAGGACTGGACAACACGCATAGAGCTAGAGGCCAGAGGATGGCCAAAAGAACAAGTATGGTTCATCACGTTAACTTATGATGACGACCATGTGCCGGGAATGATAGTAAAAACAGGTGAAATCATGCGCAAAGTGCAGTACGTCTGGAAACCGGGAGAGAAAGCGCCTGAAAGCGTACAAACATTACTATATCCGGATATACAAAAATTCTTAAAACGTCTCAGGAAGGCTTATGGGGGCCAATTACGCTATTTCTGTGCAGGAGAATACGGAGAACAGACAGCAAGACCACACTATCACATGATTCTATATGGATGGCAACCATCAGACCTAAAGCAAATCTACAAAATACGGCACAATGGGTATTACACAAGCAAGTGGTTGTGTAACCTATGGGGCATGGGTCAAATACAGATAGCACAAGCGACACCCGAAACATATAGATATGTTGCAGGATATGTCACAAAAAAAATGTACGAAATTGACGGCCAGAAAGCAAACGTCTATTATGAACTGGGTCAGCAAAAGCCATTTGCATGTATGAGCCTGAAACCGGGCCTTGGAGATGCCTATTATCAAGAGCACAAGGAAGAGATATGGCGAAAAGGCTACATCCAATGTACAAACGGAAAGCAAGCACAGATTCCGCGATACTATGAAAAAATGATGGAAGCAGAAAACCCGGAACGACTGTGGAGAATCAAAAGAAACCGACAGAAAGCAGTAATTGACCAAAACAAGCTCAAATACGAAAATGCAGACTATGAGAAGGACTTAAAGACGAAAGAAAGAGTTATCAAAAAGTCTGTAAAGCTCCAAAAGGGCGGCTTATAAGATTTTTAGTGTCACCTAGCCCAGTACCTATCAAGTAAGGTACTGGGCTAGAGCCGTTTAAAGGCTCCATGTTATCGGTCTATTCAGTGATTGAAATTGATTGATAATCCCGGGGCCGCGTTCCGCTCGCGTCCCCGGACCCCTATTGGCACGGCACCTATCCGGTGCCGGTTCGCGCTAAAGCGCTCAAAAGTATGCGCGCGCATACGCGCACGTAGACGCGCGCGCACGCACGCGCATATATTTATAAACTTGTTGTAGT